GCGCGGGCCTCGGGGCACTCGGCCGTTTTCATCAGGCGGGTGACGGTCTCCCAGTCGCCCGCGGCCCGCAGCCCGGCCTCTGCCGCCTCGCGGGTTTGGTAGTCGGGGGCGCTCAGTAGCGCCGCCAGGAACAGGGTGATGAGCGTGTTCACAGTTTCAGACCCTCCTTCTTGGCGTACTCGAACGCGGCCGAGGCCGAGTCGAACACGATGAACTTGCACTTGCTGCTGGTGCTGTGCTTGTTGATGAAGTACTCCCAGCCGCCGGTGTGACCGCTCACGTCCGACCCGTCCACGTTGGAGAACATGAATTCGGCGTCGGCACCGTAACCGCGCTTGGCCGCGAACCGCATCGTGCCGTTGTACACCTGAACGAGCACGTGCCTGCCGCAGAACAGGAGGGCGCGGGCCTCCTCGGGCGTGATCGTGTCGGCCGGAACCGGGTTGAACACGAGCGTCTTCATAAGAGCACCTTCGGGTTGTTGGTGAGGAACGCGCGCAGGTCGTTGCGGTCATCGAACAGGACCAGATCGGTGCGGGTGTTGTTGGCGCGGACGAACGCGTCCCACCCGGTGTAGTACAGCGTGACGAGTCCAGTCGTCTCGCGGAACCCGTACATGGCCGTGGGGCCGTGACCGACGCGGACGAGCAGGTTCATCACCCCGTCCGGGCCCAGCGAGGCCAGAACCGCAGCGCCCCGGGCGAACAGGATGTCCGGGCACAGACCCGTGAGGGACAGCGGGCGCGGGGTGGTTTCGGGAACGAGCGTCTTCACAGTACCCATCCTTTCGTGATCGCGACACGGGCGGCGTGCAGGGCGCTGTCGAACACGAGGAACAGGGCGGTGCTGTTGTTCGCCGCGGTCGTGCGCATCTGTTCTACGAACGCCGCCCAGTCGTCGCGTTCGACCATAGCGGTGCGCCCGTCGGCGGTTCGCCACCGGTACTTGGGCCCGGTCTGGTTGGCGAAGAACACCCGGTGGTTGAGGACCATCACCAGGACCCGGTTCGGTTGGGGCCCGCCGCCGAAGCACGTCAGCCGGGCGTCTTCCAGCCCGACGGTGTCGCTCGGCGGGTCGATTAGCAGGGTCTTCATCGGATCGCCTCACTGGGTATCGTGTCCATGTCACACAAATCGTCACTGTCCACCACGAACGCCGGGCGCAGCTTGAACCCGGGGCCGTCCGCGAGCCAGTAGTGCGGCTGCTTGGCGAACGCCCCGAGGCACCAGCCGACAAAATCGACCGTCAGTTCCTCGCACACCCGGGCCAGGACGAACACCCCGGTGTCCGGGTCGTACGGGTGGGCCACGAGCCGCCCGGCGCGGTACTTGGTGGCCCGAACGTGCAGGTTCTTGCCCACGTCGCACGGGATCAGGTGGTGCTCCAGGCTGAACGCCTTGTTCTCCACCCAGTCGGCCAGCACGTCGGGCCCGTAGTGCTTGGCGAGCGCGTACTCGGCGACCGAGCCGAGGGCGTTGCGGTCCATGTGGGACCCGCCGCGGTCCCGGTACTCAGCGGGCGAGCGGCCCCGTTGCTCGCGCAGCCACTGCCTCTTGCGACCAAGCGAGCAGGCGGCTTCCCACTCGGCGGTCGTCAGCTTCACGGTCGCCGTCATGGTAGAGGCTCTCCAGGCAGTCCGTGGGGGTTGTCACATGCACTCGACGTACCACATCGTGTGCCCGTGAACGATTCTCCCGATCGTGACGGTCGTACACTCGTACTCGCGCGCCAGGGCCTTGATCGTCTTCTCGCCGGTCCAGTATGCCCGCTTGATGTGTCGGGCATCGGTGAGTGAGAAGCGGAGCGGGCGTCCGGGCTTGGCGCGGTCCTCGGCGTACAGGACCACGGTTGCGCGGACGACGAACGCCCCGCGGCGCGTCGGGTGGGGAACGTAGTGGCGTTCGGCCCCGGCCGAGCAGCCGTAGGCCGCTTTCCCAGCCACGTCCCACTCGCTCACGGGGAGCCCATCGACTATAACCATCTTCGGCGCGTTCATCATTCCCTCCACATAAGTAGTACCCAAAACGAGTGTCCGCACTCCGGTTAGGCGAGCCTAAGCCGCCCGGATTTTCCATTCTGACGAACGGGCGACCGAAGTGAGTATACTTACAGGGGGTCGGATTTCCGACGCAAGACGTTCGGGCCAAACGACTTAGACGAGTAAGTATACTCACTTCCCTATTAGACCCTTCTTTTCTCTAAAAGAATTGGTGCAACCAATTCAAGTTCTAGGCAAAAGAATAGGGACTTGGCCGGGGTGGGCGGGCCCCACTCATGTTTGGACACTTGGGCGCGCCCGCGTCGGGTATAATGTCCGCGTCGCCCAAACCCATTCCGCCTCGGAGTCACAAATCGTGACTAACGCGCTCCTCGACTTCGCCTGCCGTGAGTCCGCCCGCAAAGCCGCCGCGGGCAACCAGATCGTCCGGTTCGACTGGACCGAAGGGACCATGCCCGACATGCGCTTCGGCGACGACGTTCCGCTCGGCCCGCTCGCGCTCATCATCGACCGCGGCTGGGACGCGTGGGTCGCCTACCCGTCCGGCCTCGTTCAGCCCCTGCCCCGCGTCAACTGGTTCTGGCTGTTCCCCAACGGCTCGATCCGCCAGGGCACCGCGGAGCAGGCGTGGGCGTACGCCCAGCGGCTGCGGCTGGACCCGGCGTCCGTGCTCGCCGCGCCCGCCGACCGAGTCCACGGGACCTGCGTGCGTAACTACCAGGAGCGGCTCATCCAGGCGGGCACGTTCCCGTCGTGGGCGGGGGTGTAACGTGATTACCGACACACTACACGCCCTGCTCGCCGAGTGCCACCGGGCACCCGATGACGACCACGCGCTCCTCGTCGCGGCGGACTGCGCGGCCGAGAACGACGAGCCGCGGGTCGAGTGGGTCCTGCGCCTGCTGGCGATGCGACGATACGGCCGCATCGCCACCGGGTCCCGCGCGTACGGCTCGGTCAAGCCCGACAGCGATTACGACTGGGTGATGCGGACGCACACAGACACGCTTCGTCAACGCCTGTGGGCTTGGTGCGACCAGGACCGCTCGTCGGGCCCGACGACCGAGGCGTACGAGGGTGCCGTGCCCTACCGCCTCGCCGGGTCCTACCGGTACGGCCCGATCAACTTGATCCGCGTGGATACTGGGCCCCAGTTCGACGTGTGGAAGGAAGGGACCGCGAACCTACGCCTTCTCAGCGACGCCGGCACGGTCATCAGCCGTGGCTACGCCATTGCCGAATTCCAGCGGCTCGCGCGCCGGGACCGGCTGTAAAAACTTTTTCGACAATCTGTCTTATAGCTTAGACCTTGCTGTTCCTATTATATAGGTAGCAGCAAGGTCTACTTGCGTTATACCGGGGGAAACACCATTATGGGCACGAACCGTGAAACCGCTATCCGATACCGAACTGACCCAGATGGCCCGTAACGTCGTCCGCAAGTTCGCGGGGCGCTTCCCGCCGGGCGTGACGACCGAGGACGCCGAACAGGACGCGACGCTGCTCCTGCTGGAGTGGCAGGGCAAGAAGCCCGACCGGGCGCACCTGTTCATGAAGGTCCTCGGCGTCTTGCGGGACCGTTACGGGCGCTCGTGGCGTCAGGAGTACGCGCACCAGTCGGTGCCCCTGGAGGACGCGGCGGTCGAGCGGGACCGTGACGCGGAGCAGGTCCGCATGGACGTTCGAGACGCGATCGACAAGCTGCCCGAGCGGGAGCGCGAGGCGATGACCCTGCACCTGACGGGGATGACGCAGGCGGCGATCGCGGGCCAGATGCGGTGCAGTCAACCCTACGTCAGCCAGTTAATGGCCTCGGCGCGGGAGAAGCTAGGTTCCACCCTTTCCGAGGCGTACGCATGAAACCCGAGCCGATCGTCAACCTGCGCCGCAAGGTCCGGCGCAACGAGCCCTGCCCGTTCTGTCGTTCCGGGCGCAAGTTCAAGCTGTGTTGCGGCGCGCCTCAGACGGTGGACACGGGCGGCTTGATGCTGGCGGCGCGCGCGGCGGGTCGGCCGCACGAGCGCCCGGTGCTGTTCGCGTTCGACAAGCGCGTCTCGATCGGCCCGGTGCCGTCATGATTTATGAACTGGCCCTGGTGGGCGTGTGGCTGCTGTGCGCGGCGGGGGCACTCGGGGTTATCTTTTGCTACCCGCCGAGCCGAACCTACCTATGTTGGGGCTGTGGTGTCCGCTGCGCCGCCGAGCGGTGCGGGGAGTGCCAAGATGAACACGAAACCCTTGTCCGACAAGGACATAAAGCGCTGCGAGTACGAGCGCATTGATGCGGACCACCGGTCGTACTGTTGCGACCGGCGCGCCGTGTGTCGCTGGCAGGCAACGGCGGACGTTCGTATCTACCTTTGCAAGTCCTGCGTGGTCTGGCTCGAAACACTGGAATCCCTGGGGCACGAATCGTGAACCTACCTTTCCGCTTCGCCGCCGCCGCCGCGGACGCGATCCTCGACCTGACCGACGAGGCGACCAATCTGGTCCTGGCGGGCATCCTCGACTCCGCGCTCACCGACGCCCAGAAGCAGCGGTTCGGCCTGCTCAGTCAGCCCATGCGCCCCGGCTGGCTCACCAAAGTCAGCGTCCAGGCCGACAAGACCACGACCGTCACCTTCGGCCTCTACGACAAAACCGCAGCCGCGTTTTACCCCGTACTACCGGTTCAACTGGTCGCCGCCGGGAGCACCGCCTACCAGGACTCCTTCGAGAGCCCCGGGTTCGCGCTCCCGATGGGCGGCGCGGTCGTTCCGGCGATCCAGGTCAACGTGGCCGCTGCGAGCGTCGTCCTCACCGGCCAGATCGAAGTCGTACCGAACGAGGCCGAGCGCGACGTGACCCCGTTCAACCCCGGCGGCTTCGGCCTCGGGCCGCTCGGCACCGCCCGCTAACCCACCCCACAGGACCCACGAATCATGGCCGACAACTACACGATCACAGCCGGTAGCGGCACCACCATCGCCGCGGACGAAGTCGGGGGCGCGAAGTACCAGCGCGTCAAGCTGGCCCTCGGCGCGGACAACACCGCCGTTGACGCGGGTGCCGGTGCGGGCGCGGTCGGCACGGACACCCAGCGCGTCACGCTCGGCTCCGACGACCCCGCGGTCACCATCCTCACGGCGCTCCAGAAGGCCGAGGACGCCGCGCACTCGTCCGGCGACAAGGGCATCCAGGCGCTCTCGGTCCGCAAGGACACCGCAGCGGCCGTGTCCGGCACCGACGGCGACTACCAGCCGCTCATCACCGACGCGAACGGTCGGCTCCACGTGATCGACGTGACCGGCACGTCCGTCCAGTTCGCCGAGGACGCCGCGCACAGTTCCGGCGACAAGGGCGTCATGGCCCTGACCGTTCGCGCCAACACCGCGGCGGCGACCAGCGGGAGCGACGGCGACTACCAGCCGCTCATCACGGACACCAACGGCAAGCTGTGGGTGATCGACTCGTCCACCGTCACCCTCGCCGCCCTCAGCAAGGCCGAGGACGCCGCGCACTCGTCCGGTGACACCGGCGTGGTCAGCCTCGCCAAGCGCACCGACTCCCCGGCGGTCTCGTCCGGCACCGACGGCGACTACAGCACCCTCAACGTGGACGCCGAGGGCAAGCTGTGGGTCGCGACCCCGCAGACCGTTCTGAGCGTGACCCCGACCATCAGCGCCTCGCCCGACTACTCGGCCGGTGACGCGATCGGCGGCAAGCAGACCCTGACCAGCGCCGTGCTCGTGAGCGGCGGGGTCTCCGTGCTCGACTCGCTGGTCGTGATCGACAAGGCCAACCAGTCGCCCCAGTTTGACGTGCTGATCTTCGACGCCGACCCGTCGGCCGCGACCATCACGGACAACAGCGCGTTCGTGTTCAGCACCGACATCAGCAAGCTGATCGCGCGCGTCCCGGTCGTCACCGCGAACTGGCAGTCGATCGACAGCGTCGCGATCGCGAGCCTGGGCAACCTGGGCATCAAGCTGAAGGCGTCGGGCACGGCCAACCTGTTCGCCGCGGTCGTCGCCCGGGGCGCGTACAACGCGGCCAGCACCGGCGACCTGATCTTCAAGTACGGCCTGGAGAAGAAATAGCATGTGGCTTTCCATCATCAACGGCCTGCTCGCCTTCCTCGGGCCGATCCTGGCCGACGCGTTCCGCGAGTGGCTGGAGGGCAAGCTGAAGCGCGCCGCGGCGGGCCCGGCCTTCTACGGGACCGACAGCGCGGCCAAGATCGAACTGCTGCGCCGGGTCCGCGAGGACCTGTGGTTCTGGCAGGTCGGCAAGAAGCGCGCGGTGGACCAGTGCATCGAAGCCGTCAGGGTCGGTAGCACTCGGGGGTACGCTAGCATCGGCGACTGAGGGCATACAGATGATCCGCAACTACCCCGATATTCGGCAAACCGCGGGGTACGATTGCGGCGACGCGATCGCGGACAGCGTGTTCAAGCACTTCAACGTACGCACCTGTTCGGCCGTGATCGGCCTCGCCACCGAGGACACCGGACTGCACCCCTCGACGCTCCACGCCGCGCTGAGGCGCGCTGGGCTCAGGGTGCAGTCCGGTTCGATGTTGATAGCGGACCTGAAGCACCACACGCGCCTGGGGCGTCCCGTGCTCTGCCCGGTCGCCGCGTACGGCGGGCACTGGGTGGCGGTCCTGGGCGTCACGCCCGGCCGGGTCGCGTACCACTGCCCGGTGCGCGGACTGGTGCGCGAGACTCACGATTCGTGGACCGCAAACTGGCGCGACGCGACCAACGACGGACACGCGTTCGACTCCTGGGGGATTGCAACATGGTGAAGCCGATTGCCGCCGTGGTGTTCGAGGGGACCGTCGCCCTGGACGCCGACGCCGACCTGGGAACCATCGGGGAGTGGGCCCCGGGCGTGCGCGAGAAACTGACCGCCCTGCGCGAGACCCACACCGTCCTGATCGTCTCCGCGTTCGCCCGGACCGACGGCGGGGTCCGGCGGCTGACCGCGCTGATGTACCAGGACGACATTCCGTTTGACGACGTGTGGTGCGGCCTCGGCGTCCCCGTGTGCGACCGCCTGTACGACAACCGCGCGGAGAAGCTGTGAAAGCCCCCCTCGATACCGAACTGGACCTGGAAGAAATGCTGCGGCTGTACGGCCTCGGCTACGGGTCCACCACGATCGCCGAGCGCATGGGTGTGACGCACGAGACCGTGCAAATCGCGATCCGCAAGGCCGCTGCCGACGCCCGCCAGCGCAACCAGGAGCACGTGGACGCCGCGTTCGTCCAGCAGGACCGGGCGCTCCAGCACCTGCACGAGCGCTGCATGGAAGCCGTCGAGCGCGCCGCCGCGGACGGCCGGTTTGACGAGAAGGCCGTGAAGTGCCTGATCCTGGCCCTGGACCGGCGCGCCAAGCTGCTCGGCCTCGACCGGGTGAAAGTGGCGGGCGGCGCGGGTATGTACGACTGGCTGAAGACCGCCAAGCCGGACGAACTGGAAGCGATGGCGAAGCGCTACGGGGTGAGTATCCCCACCCCGTTCGCCGCGTCCTAACAGGAAAGACCTGGGGTCCACATGGCTGCTCCCCGTAAGAAACCCGCCCCGACGCAAGCCGAGCGGGAGAAGTTGCGCGCGCTGTTCACGGACACGCTGCTCGGCAGCGCGCACGGGATCATTCAGGAAAACGTGCGGCAGGCCCTGGCGGACCTGCTCACCACGCTCAACCGCGGCGACTTGGCCGCGGTTGTGCTCGACTACGACCAGCTATTCGCCGCGGTATGACCCGTGGTACTGGCACTCGGTCCGGGCCACCCGGCGGGCCGCGGACGACGGCGCCGGGGGCGGGCCCCCGACCGAGCGGAGGATCGAGACGCACTCACGAACCGTGAGCCCCCGGTCGTACGGGTTCTCCCCGCGGAACCGCCGCTCCCAGTAGACCGCGTTCTCTTCGAGGGACCACTCTTCGAGGGTCGCCAGCCGCGGGTCCCACGGGATGTTGTTCGACTCGTACGCGGCGATCAGCCGCTTCGTCAGTTCGGCACGCTTGCTCATAGCACGATCCCCTTGAAGAACGAAGAACTGTCCTCGGACGCCAGCAGACTCCACGGGTGCGGAAGGTTGTCTTCCATCCACCCGACGATCGCTTCCTTCGGGGCCCGGCCCGCCGCGACACTGCGGGCCAGACTGAGTAGTTCGGACACGTTGAACGGCCCGGCGTACTCGGACGACTCGATGGCCCTGGACGGCCGGTCCTGGGTGCCCACAACGAGCGTTCGGCCGGTGTACACGACCCGGGTGTCCTCCTGCGGCTTCAGTCGCGTGCGGCGAAACACGACGTGCGGCAAATCGCCAAGAAACCGCGGCGACCAGTGAAATTCGGCGGTCCACTGTTTCACCAGCACGAACCGCAGATACCGATTACGCTTGCCGTACGTGTTGTACTTGACCTTCGCGTGACACGTCAGAGGCACGGCGACACCAAGTAAGAGAACGGGAAGTGGCCCACGTTCTGCCGGGCGTACTCGCACACGTGGGCGATCTTGGCCTTCTCCGCGAACGCCTCGCTCGTGTGCTTGCAGTCCTCGGTCCACTCATGCAGTTCGACAAACTTACCGAACCGGGCGACGAACCCGACCAGCTTCTCACCCCGATACACTTCAACGAAGTACATGACTGACACCTGTTGTTGCGGGCGACTCGTCTGAGTAAGTATACCGGGCTCCCATGACCGATCCAACAGAAATCCGGGAAAAAATCCAGGTAGCCGAGGCCCTGGCGCTCGCGTACAGCAAGCGCGGCCTCGGCTATTTTCTCGACCGCATCGTGATCGACGCCGGGGAGCCGCGCCGGTTCGGGGAGTGCGCCGACCCGTGGCAGCGCGAACTGATCGCGCCGATGCTCCCCGCGATTGACGACCTTGCCGGGCTCTCGACCGGGTACAGCGGCCCCCGGCGGTTCATGCAAATCCTGGCGCGCGGGCACAACAAGTCCAGCCTGGAGGCGTGGATCGCCGCGTTCCTCCTGCGGTTCTCGGTCCGCGCGATCAAGGGCTACGTCCTCGCCGCCGACCGCGACCAGGGGCGGCTCATCATCCAGGCGATGGAGGACCTGCTGCGCCTGAACCCGTGGCTCGCGAAGGAACTGGTCGTCAGCAAGAACGTCATCACCGGGCCCGCCGGGTTCATCGAAGTGCTCCCGTGCGACGCGGGGAGCATGATGGGGCTGCGCGGGAACTTTTACATCGCGGACGAATTCGTCCACTGGAAGAACCAGAAGGCGTGGACGAGCATGGTGACCGGGCTCCGCAAGGTGCGCCCGACCGTGTTCGTGGCGATCACCAACGCCGGGCTGATCGACTCGTGGCAGCACACCGCGTTCACCGAGGCGTGCGCGCGGCCGAAGACGTGGGCCGTGTTCCACCGCCCGGGGACCCTGGCGACGTGGCTGGACCGCAAGGGCATCGAAGAGGACAAGGCGCTCGTTCCCCCGAGTGAGGCGAAGCGGCTCTATGACAACGAGTGGATCGACCCCGCCGAGGAACACGACTACCTGCGCAGGTACGAAGTCGATGCCTGCGCACGCCTGGGAGCCGACCTGGGACTACTCTACCGACCGCGGCGTCAGGTGGGGGTGGACAACTACGTGGCCGCGATTGATTATGGTCCGCGACGCGACCGCACCGCGCTCGTGGTCCTGCACGAAGACACGAATCGTGTAGTCCTGGTGGACCGGCTGGACGTGTGGCAGGGGAGCAGTGGGAAGCCGATCCAGGTGCAGGCCGTTGAGGACTGGATTCGCGACGTACAGGCCCGGTTCGCGCCGCGCGTGTTCGTCGTGGACCCGTTCCAGATGGAGGGCACGATCCAGTGGATGGAGCGCCAGGGCATCCCCGTCGAAGCGTTCAAGTCGCGCGCGGGCCAGGGCAACTACGAAATGGCCCAGCACCTGCGCGCGCTCGTTGTCGAGCGGCGGCTCGCGTGGTATCCCGAGGCGGGCGACCTGCCCGAGGACAGCCTCGCCGACGAACTGGCGATGCTCCGCGTGCGCCGCATGAACTACGGCTACCGGTTCGACCACGAGAACCAGCGGCACGACGACCGCGCGGTGGCGATCGGCATGGCCGCGCTAACCGCCCGCAGCTTCCCGGCGCAGCAGTTCGTCATGCCACGCCTTCTGTGAACGCTCGGGCCACGGTGTCATCGGCCTCCCGGCGGGTCATAAAGTACGCCCAGCAGCCGACACGACAGGTGACGTGATCCCGCCGCGTCCCGCGCGTAAGGGGCAGGGCGTGCCACCACACCCGGGGCAACAGGGCGTTGTGGTAGGGCCAGTCGGGGTGCTCCCTCGACTGGTCTATCAGTTCGGGGTGGGCGCCGTCCCCGAGAACCCAGTTGGCCTCGGTCGGGTCAGAAGGGTCAACGATCCTCACCGGGTGCTTGCGAATCCGCCCCATCGCCTGATACCCGGGCCCCCGCGGGTCGTCCCGGTCGCACAGCCAGTCACCGAATACGCCCCGGGTGTGGTGGTCGTCGGGGTTGGCGTCGAGCAGGGCCTGAAAGTCTTCTTCGGTCGTCATGTCGGCACCCCTGAAAGCAGTTCGGTTTGGCGTTCGGCGGGAAGCAGGGCGAAGGCTTTTGCGGCAGCATCTTCGGCTTCGCGGCGGGTCGGTGCGGTACGCAAGAGGACATCGCCGCTAGTACCGAGTACGGTATCGAACCAGTCTTGGGGCAGTGTGTCGCCGCGTTCACTACCAAATCTAGCGGGGCTGCACCATGCGTGGGTGGTGGCCTCATACCGCATGGCGCGTCGCCTCAGCACCCCCAGCGCCCGGTATCCCGCCGCCCGCGGGTCGTCGCGTTCGTCCAGCCAGTCCGCGAACACTAACCGCGTGTGGTGGTCGTCGGGGTGCGCGTCCAACGCTTGTTGAAAGTCTTCCTCGGTCGTCACGATTCGTGCCTCCCGGTCAGGGTTGCGGCCTTCTGTTCGGCCGTTAGGGTGGAAAACGCGAGGGCCGCACCGTCGAGCAGTTCGACGCGCGTGGGTAGTTTAACGACGTCCCCGGTTCTGTAGGGGTCGTACATCACGAGGCTCCAGCACGGCCAGTAGTCCTCGCCAGCCGTTTTCGGGTTCGCGAGCCGCACCGCCTCGAACCAATCCGGGGGCAGCGACTTCTCGCGGATATCCCCACCGGGCTGCGAACCCAGTACCGGAACCAGCCTTCCTCGGGCACGTCCAACTGCAACGTCCCCAGCACGCGGAACCCCTCGGCCCGCGGGTCGTCGCGGTCCTCCAGGTAGTCGGCGTACACCAGCTTGGCGTGGTGATCGCCCTCACCCAGGTCTTCAGTGGTCATAAAATTGCTCCGGTCGGCCGATTAGGTTAGTGTTCCCACCGCGGGCGGTCCCCCGAACCCACCCGTCTGTCCGAGCGGACCCGGGAGTCTCAGTACTCCCTGGCTCGGACCACAGGCCGGGCGAACGGGTTTGCAGCCCGTTCGCCCGGCCTTTCTCATTTAAGGTCGCCCGGCCCGGTGAACAGGTCGGCCACGCACGCGACGTTCTCGACCAGCCAGTCGGCGAGCGGCGTGAATTCGCCGCACGCGGCACACCCGGCGAGGAAGACCTTGAACGATTCGTGAAGGTCGAGGAGCGGGACGACCGGGTCGAAGGACTTGTGCCCGGTGTTACCGTCGCCCGCGTTGATGTATCGGCACGGACCGACTCTCAGGTCGAGCACGGTAGTGTCGGTCACGTAGTAATCCCGGCGGACCCGCAGCCCCGGGCCGATCAGCTTGTTGGTCATCCGCCGGACGAACCAGTCGCCGTGCGGACGCCACACGACCCGGGTGCGGAACGCGAGCCGCCCGTCGGCCGAGGCGACCATGTAGCACCCGACCTTCCGCTCGTAGTACCGCCACGAGAATTCGGTCAGTCGGCCCTTGCGGACCTGATGGTTGAATCCGGGTTTCATTAGCGGGCGACACAGTAAGTATACGGACCACTAACCATGAGTCAAGACTATTCCCGGGAAGAATTCGGCGCGCCGACCCCGCCGCCGACCCCGCCGACCCGAGAGGGCCAGCCGCGCGGCGAGGCCCGGATGCCCCTGCCCCACCCGTCCGAATTCATGGGCCAGTGGAACAGCGCGGCCCGCGCGTACTCGTACATGCACGACGAGGCGGTCTCCCACAGCCGGGAGAACGCCGAGCGGATGCGCCTGGACCCGGTCATCAACGCGTGCCTGCAACTGCGCACCTACCCGACCGCGCTCCTCACCAGTCACATCGACCCGGACGACGACGAGGAACAGTATCAGGTCGATTGCGCGATGAAGGCGCAGAAGATTCTGTCGCACCTGCCCGGGTTCATGTTTATGCGCCGGTGGCTGCTGGACGACGGGCTGTTCAAGGGCCGGTCGGGGTGCTGGGTCCGGTGGCAGAAGGTGGCGCGGCGCGGTCGCCTGTGGGACGTGCCCACGGGGTTCCGGCCCCTGGACGGGGACAAGCTGGTCTTCCGCTGGGCCGAGAATCAGGTCGGCGTGCTCGTCGCCGGGACGTTCCCGGCCCCGCTGGACCGCGTCGGGACCAGCGAGCGCGGGCGCGTCTACTGGTGCACCCCCGAGGACCGCGAGCAACTGATCGTCCACGAGTACCAGCCCGAGGACTCGTCGTTCTACACGCCCCAGCGCGCCGGGTCGATCCACGGCACCGGCCTGCGCGGGAAGCTGTACTGGCTCTGGGCACTGAAGAACCGCGTCTGGGCGATGGGCATGGACTTCCTCCAGTGGTTCGCGCGCGGGCTCACGGTGTTCTACTTCAAGTCGGGCAACGCGGAGCACTACGAGGCCATGAAAGCATGGGTCGAGGCCCAGGACGGGTCCAGCAGCTTGTTCATCCCGTGGCTCCCCGGGTCGGACATGGCCGGGTACAAGCCCGTCGAGCGGTTCGAGGCGAGCACCGCCAGCCCGCAGTTCATCCAGCAACTGATTACCCAGTACTTCGATGACCTGTTCAAGCTGAACATCCTCGGGCAGACGCTCACCAGCGGCACCGCGTCCACGGGCCTCGGCAGCGGCGTGGCGCAGGCGCACCAGTCCACCTTCGAGAACTTCGTGAAGTACGACGCGATCGCGCTCGGCGAGACGCTCACCCGGGACCTGCTCCAGCCGTTCTACCGGGCGAACTTTCCGGGCGTGCCGTGCGGCCGGTGGGTGATGGAAGTGGACGACCCGAACGTCCAGCAAATGGTTGAGAACGCGCAGGTCCTGTACCAGATGGGCGCGGCCGTGCCGGAAGAGCCCCTGCTCGAAGCCGCGGGCCTGCCGAAGCCCAAGACGGGCCAGACGATCCTGACGAACGTGCAGCCGATGCAGCCCGCCGCAGTGGACGGGACCCCGAACAACGTCCCGGTGCAACTGTCCCTGCGCCAGTGGGCCACGGTCACCCGCGCCGCCCAAAACGGAGACCGACGGGCCCAGCGGCTGCTGTTGGCCCGTCGGTTCACGGTTCGTGGGTTGAACGCCTGATCTGTTAGTGCCAGACGAGGCGCTGGTTGGTGTCGATCTTACCGGGTTCGCTGGGGAGCTCCGCGCGTAGGTTCGAGTACGGCTCGATCATCGCCCACCGGGTCGGCACGCCGTCCTCGTACTCCTGAATCGTGTACCCGTTCGGCTTGCGGTTGGCCTCTTGCCCGTAGTCCTCGAACGCCGGGGCGGTGTTGCTGTACGCCGCTTGCAGGACGCCCGGTTTGGGCGCGCGCAGGTCGTCCGCGTGCAGGTCGTCCGCGTGCGGCGGCGGGTTGTCCGCGGCGAACTGGAGCGCCTCGCACACGGTGGCGAACAGGCGGACCGGGAAATCGACCGCCGGGTAGTCCAGGGTGAGTAGATACATCTTCGTCATGACGAGTAACCTTTCGTGTTGGGTGTGATCGGACACTTAGGCCGCGGAGTCGTGGACCGGGAACAGGGGCTCGTCGGCGTTGAACGGGTCGCCGTCGAGCACGTACACTTCGGCGTCCGCCGTCCCGCCCGAGAACCGGGTGACGATGTAGCCGCCGGGGTCGAGGCGCGTACCCGTCCGCTCCTCGGCCGCGGTCGTGTACTCCTCGCTCACGACCGGGTTCAGCCGCAGGCGCTGGATGAAGTTGCGGGCCTGCGGCTCGGTGTCGAAGACCGCGATCACCGGGTCCGCGTCGAGGCTCTCCAGGCTCACGACGAACTGCGGCTTCGGCCTCACGTCGGCGAAGACGCGGTCCATGAACGACGGGCCGGACACGACGGCCACGGTAACCGTCCCGTCAGGATCGGTCTGGGTCCGCCTCGCGGTGGGGCTGTCCGGCGGAACCTGCATCCTCACGCCCGCCCACGTCAGGCGCGTGCCCAGGGCCGTCAGCAGCCGTCCGATTCGCTTGAACATACCGAGTCTCCGGGTTGTACTTGTTGCACGCGGCACATTGGTGAATCCGGCTGTGCTGCACGGGCCGGTCGGCTGAGAGGACACTTAGGGTGAACGACCCGGCCAACCGAAGCCGGGTCGCACCGCAGCGGGAACACTTCACCCGATCACCGCGAGCAGGACCAGGATCGTGACGCCGACCGCGAGCAGCAGGGGCCACGCCCGCGGGGGCTCCTGGTTCGGGGTCCCGGTGTGCAGGTAGACGGGGTAGAACGGGATCATCGCAGACTCCTCACAGGGTTGAGAACACCGGGCCGCACCGTGCGGCCCGGTTTCACGAATCGTGCCTACTTGCCGACCGTGTACGCGTTGAGCGCGTCCGCCAAGTACTTGTCGGTCCGCCGCCCCTTGAACCACAGGACCATGATGTCCAGCAGTTCGCCCGCCGCGGGGGACAGGGCGTCCCCGGCCTCTTCCTTCTTCTCCGCGTAGAACCGCTCCAAGTCCTTCACGTTCCGCTTGACGTGCTTCTTGGCCTTCGGGTCGTCGCTGTCGTCCTTTTCCACGCCCGCGCCCTTCGGGTCGGCGTCGGGGGTCTCGCCCGTCTCGGGGGCTTCCGGGGCTTCTGCGGCCGGGGCATCGCTCTTCGCGTCGTAGTGGTCCCGCAGCAGCTTGCGGAGCGTCGCCCCCTGGACCTTGCCGGTGTCGTCGGTCGCCCCGTCCAGCAGGGTCGCCCGGGTCTCCGGGTCCAGGTCCAGGGTGTCCAGGGCCGAGTACAGGGCCAGCTTGCCGGTGTGGACCTTCTGCTGCACGTCGTCCGGCAGCAGGAGCAGCTTCGCCAGGGCCGCGACGCGGTTCTGGTTGGTCCGCCCGTAGAACCGGGCGATCATGCTGTCCGTCCAGCCCTGGGTCACCCGCAGTTCGTTCTGGGCCAGGGCCTCTTGCAGGTCGGTCGTGTCCTTGCGTTGCAGGTTCTCGGTGATCGACCGCATGAACGCCTCGTCCGCGGACACGTCCACGACCTTGACCCACAGCGTCGCCTTCTCGTCCTTGTACTCCTTCTTCTCACCGGTCTTCGGGTCGATCGCGGTGAACCCGTCGCGGAGCAGTTGGACCGCGTCGGCCCGGGTACACCCGGCGACCAGTTCCAGGCTGTTGTCGTCCAGGCGGCGGACTTCGGCGGGTTGCAGTTGGCCGTGCTCGGCGATGCTCTGGGCCCGCTTCAGCACGGTCTCCGCGTAGTCCGGGGCGGGGACCATCCGGCTGTTGCGGCCCCGCTTGGCGTCGCTCGGGGCGATGCGGAAGGTGTCCTGGCGGCTCAGGGCGGCGGTGTCTTCCACTTTGATCTTGATGGCCATGTTCGTCTCCGGTTTGGGTTCGGCGGGCTCACTTGTCCCGTCTGTGTAAGTATACTCTTCACGAATCGTGAGTCAACATAAAATCCCGAAAACTTTCCGATAAGGCTACTATGAACGACCACGCCACGTTCCGCGAACACCTGTTCAACGACCCGAACGACACCCACGCCCGTCGGGTCTACGCCGACCGGCTCCAAGACGACGGCAACGACGCCCACGCCGCGCGGATGCGCTGGTGGGCCGACGCGCTGGACTACATCCGGTCCCCCGGCGGGCACTCGGAGCCCAACGCGACCAACAACAGTATCGCCCGGGTCGAGCGCGCGCTCCCCGCGTGGGTCGCCCGGCTGAATCAGGTCGAGACGGCCCGGCGGATGCTGCGCGGCACCCCCGCGGCCGAGCACACCCGCGTGCGCGAGGCGCTCCACGCGGCCGAACTGGACGGGTACGGGCTCCTGGAGCCGCACGAGCGGAGCGAGGCCAGCCTGCGCGTCTTCAGCACCCGGCGCTCTCACCTGGACGGCGCGGGCGACGTACACCAACTACTGTCCCTCATGCACCGCGTGCTCGACTCCAACCCCCACTCCACGCTCACCCACCCGGTGGACCACTCCGCGGCGATGCTCCTGGCCGACCACGCGTCCGCGACCCGCCCGGGGTCGTTCAACCCCACGTACCGCAAGGCGGGGCAGGACGCGCTGTATCAGGCGCACCGGCTCCGCGACTTCGCCCGCACCAACCCGCCCCCGGCGGACGAGCCCGTCGGCCCGGTCAAGCTGGCCCGCCCCCTCGGGTGGATCAAGGACCGCATCGCCGGGCTGTTCGGCGGGCGCGACCCCGTCCGCCAGCCCGGGGACGGGATCGTCCACACCCGGGACAACCCGACCGCGGTGTACGCCGAGCACAACGCGGTGGCCCAGGCGATCCGGCTCCTCGGCGGCGCGGACCACACGAAACAGGCGCACCAGTACATGAACTGGGTCGCCGGGTTCGTCAAGGCCAAGCCGGACCACGACGCGGTCAAGGCGTACGTCGAGGCGGCGAAGATGGCCGGGGGCACCGCCGGGCCGGAACTGACCGCCGCGGTCAAGCCCCTGGTCGGCGCGGTGAACCTGCTGATGGCCGCGCACGGCAAGGCCCAACGGTTCGTGAAGCCGGTGAGCGAGGCCACGCCGACGCTCCCGCCGCCCGCGTACGCGTCCAGCGCCCCGGTCGAGCCGACGGTCCCCGACGCGCCGATCGACCTGTCGGACGTGCCCGACGCCCCGGCCGAGGACCGGCACACCGCGATCATGCGCATGACCCGGGCGGGCGAGGGCAAGGACGCGATCGTCCAGCACCTGATCGAGGCGCACGGCGCGCCGCACCGGAAGGCCGCGCTCGCGTCGATCCGGGCCGCGTACAACCGTGCGATCGTGCTGCACCAGCGGGCGAAGGGCGAGAAGCCGACGAAGCTGGCCGCGTACACGGGCGGGCCGATCACCCCGGACCACCTGACGGGCCGGACCGCGGCGCGCGACCCGTACACCGGCGACGGGTTCGGGTTCCACCCGCGGGTGGAGGGGACCGCGCTGGCGTACCACCTGCGTCAGGTCCAGCGGGACCACCCGCACCTGTCCCAGATGGTCGATCACGCGCTGACCGGGCGGCGCTACGGGTCCTCGGCGGGCCAGGACGACCCGTTCGTCGCGGTCGGCAAGGCCCTGAAGAAGCTGAAGCACCCGCTCGCGGACGCGCACGACTGGGGCGCGCTGACGGATCAACACGCGCACGACCGGAAAATCGAGCAGTTCGTGCGGCTGCACGTGCTCGACGGGGGCGGGACGCCGTTGGAGTACTGGGACCGGGTGCGCCGCGGGCTGGCGACCGGGCGGGCCAAGAACGCCGACCAGTTCTGGGCGCGGTTCGAGCGGGCGGGCCTCGGGCTCACGCGCGAACAGGCGGTCGAGGCGATGCACCGGATCGGCGAGCGCGAACTGGACCGGGCGTACCTGTCCACGATTCGTGAAGAGGGGCTGAAGCAGAACCCGGACTGGCGGCAGGTAATGGGGGCGCACAAGTGAGCCACGAACGCGTGTACACGCCGAACAGCGATTACGACCGGATGCAGTGGGCCGCGAACCTGCACCGTTCGCAGGACCCGCTCGTCAACCGCGTGTTTGCCGACGAAATCCAGGGCCGGGGCCTCCCGGGGGCGTCCGTGGTCCGCGAGTCGGCCGAGGACCCGTGGGGGTCGGCGGCGGCGCACCAAGGACGCCCGAGCCTCGTAAACGTGCCGCTGTCCGAACAGGTCGTGGCCACCCTTCACGGGCCCCTGTCCGACTGGCACCGGCAGAACCGCGAGCGGGTCGCCGCGTCGGGCGGGCCCGCCCTGCACCCGCACGAGCGCGCCCCGCTGGTGCTCCGGGTGACCCACCGGTCCGACCAGCCGTACGCCCCGGGCGGGGAGCGGCACGTGTTTCTGGACAACAGCGTGGCGCTGCACTCGCTGGAGCAGCTTGCCCGGGTGACCGACGACTTCCCGGCCGAGCAGCGCAAGGTGATCGTCAACGCCGCTCGTGCCGCGGGCCTGCCGAAGAAGATCAAGCCGACGAAGCTGGCCCGGCCGTCGGGAGAACGAACCACGAATCCTGACGTGCTCGCCCTGGCGCGCTCGTACCACGCGGCGAACAAAGAGACACTTGGGTTGCCCGAGTGGAGTGACACCGGCGCGACGATCAAGGCGGACAGTGAACTGGGCCAGCGCGCGGGCGCGGCGTTCCACGCGATGAAGCACGAGCCGAACGACCCCGCGGTCCGCGAGGCGTACGAGGCGCTGAAGAAGGAAACGCTCGCCCAGTACCACCACGCGCTGAAGGCCGGGTACACGTTCACCCCGTGGACCCAGCCCGGTCAGCCGTACACGGACAGCGCGGACATGATGCGCGACGTGCGAGAGAACAAGCACCTTGCGTACTTCCCCACGGACAGCGGGTTCGGCGAGGACTCACGATTCGTGGACCACCCGCTGTACGACAAGACGCCGGACGGGGTCCGGTTCAACGACCTGTTCCGCGCGGTGCATGATTTGTACGCGCACGCCCAGCACGGCCACCAGTTCGGGCCGACCGGCGAACTGCGCGCCTGGGTCGAGCACGCCCGCATGTTCAGCCCGCTCGCGCGGAAGGCGCTCACCACGGAGACCCACGGGCAGAATTCGTGGGTCAACTTCGGCCCGCACGAGCCGTGGAAGGTGCCGCAGACCGAGCGCCCGTTCGCGGACCAGAAGGCGGGGCTGCTGCCCGAGGCGGTACACCCGCCGGTCAAGCTGGCGCGCGAGGGCGACCGCGTGGCCGAGGACGTGCGCATGTACCGGGCGCAAATCCGCCCGGGGCTCACCGCGCCGGGGTACAACCGCCCGTTCGCCCTGAACGGCCCGGAAGAACACGCGCTCATGCACAAGTTCTTCACGAACCGTGGACTGAAGGTGGTGAAGGGGACGTACACGAACTACGACCCGGACACCCACACGTTCACGCACCCGAACCCGGAGGACCGCGCGGCGGTCGCCCGGTCGTACATCCAGTGGGCGGACACGCCGGTCAAGCTGGCCCGAGAAGACGAGCAGCGGGCGTTCCACGCGGCGATGGCCGCTGACCCGGCGGACCGGACGGCCCGGCTCGTCTACGCCGACTGGCTCGAAGAACACGGCAACGAGAAGGCGGCGAAGCGGCTGCGTTGGTGGGCCGCGATGCAGACGGCCACCGCCAACCAACGGGCCAAGAAGGTGACTCTGCCCGATTGGGTGATCGGTCTGTCCGGCAACGACCGCGCCCGTCGCGCCCTGGACCACTACGCCGGGCAGGGCGCGTACACGCCCCGAATGGCGGATGAACTGCGGTCCGCTCTGGCCGTTCACGAGCGCCAGATGTACGGGCTGTCCACCCCCGCGGAGGAGCGCCTCGCGGCCGAGCAGGGTCGCGTTCATTCGGACGTGGCTTTCGCGGACGAGGGCCCGAGCACGGAGGGGCACAACGCAGTCCCTGTCGCGATCTATCACCTGACGAACGGGAACCACCACTCGCACGTCGCCGGATGGCTCCAACGGAGCGGATTCGGGTACGACTTGAACCCGCACGAGCACGCGCGAAACTACGCCGCGCAGGACGATCCGACCAAGCTGGCCCGTAAGCGGTTCCCCAATCAGCCCGAGGGGTGGTGGATGGACCCCAAAGGCACCGTGCATTCCGTCCCCGAGGACCAGACTCACGAATCGTGGATTGACGAGAACCGCGGTCTCGAACTGCACGAGGCGTTCCACCACGGCTGGCAGCGCATGGTCGGCGTGGGCAAGACGCTCATGCTGTACAACCGCCAAGCCCAGGCCACGCAGGACCAGCTTCGCGCCGCGAAGGACCACGCGATCGCGAACAAGCACGAGGAAGTGCAGGTCTACGGGCCGAAGGACAAGCCCGCGCAGCAGGTGCGCCTCGCGCGCAACGAAATGAAGCAAGTCGGCCCAGGGGACGCGAACCGACAGCTGGGCTCCGACAACCACGCCAAGCGCGTCGAACTGGCAAAACGCGTGCTGTCCGAGGCGGGCCTGACGCAGGCCAAAGTCTCCGCGGTCCTCGCGCACAGCGGGGCCCGGGGTGCCCGGCCCGCCGTCGCCGCGGTGCTCGCCCAGGCGGACCCGCGGGTCGCCAAGTTCGCCGCCGCGTGGATGGGCCTGCTAACCGGTCAGCACGCGCTCACCGTGTTCCACCCGGGGCCCGGCGAGGACACACTTCACGTGATCGACAGCCCGCACCCGTCGGACCACGTCGGCGAGTACCTGCGTCGGGCCGGTGTGCCCAAGTTCACGCTGGAATCCCGGGGCGCGGGGACGCGGGCGTACGTGGTCAACCCGATGGACCTGATCGACGTGGGGACCGCGGCCCGCGGGATGGGCGGCGCGGCGCAGAGCATCAAGGGCAGCGCGGTGCGCCTCGGCGCTGGGAGCGAGAAGGACGCGCGGGCGGCGTACCGGACCGTGATTGACGACGCGGAGAGGGAGGCGGGACTGTGAGTGCCGACTACAACGCTCTCGTTCGGGCGATCAACAAAAACCTGACCGAGTGGCAAGAGGCCCGTCGAACCGGAGCCGTGCCGCAACACGAACCGCCGGACATGACCCCGTCGCACATGCTCGCCGACTGGTTGCAGGAGAACGGGGTGCCTGGGGCGCACGTCGTGTCCCGGCACGCGCATACGCCTCTGCCTACGAGCACCGCGACCGGCCGACGCATCAGCCTGTGGGCCGGTGCGCACCCGGTGAACATGGAACCGGTGAATCTGGTGACCGGCGACCGGCGACCAGAGGGGGCGGACCTGTGGGATTGGATCGCCGCGCAGCCAAAAGACCACCCGCTAGGACAGGTTCTTCTGCACTCCCGCGGCGGAAACGGTGTTCTGGTTCAGACCATGCACAGGGGCGAGGACGGGGGCGACCGCGTAGGTCACTTGGCCCACGCGGGCACGAAGGACGAACTGCGCGCCCTGCTCGCGGACATGCAGCCACACGTGCGTCAGGCTTTGCTCACCACACACGACGCGAGCGCACAAACCATGCTGGTCCGGTCGCTGCGCGGCAAGGGGGCGAAGAGTCCGACCAAGCTGGCCGCGATCGAGCCCTCGAACCGGCCGCAGGGGACCGTCCTCGTCAAGGTGCCGAACCCGGGCCCGCCGACCCCGCCCCCGGCGCAATCAAACCCGGCCCCCGCGACCGATAAGAAGTCTGCACCCGCTTCCGGCCCGGCGTTCATTTTGCCCCAGTGACCCAGTACCGGTTGCTCAGAATGAGCCACACGTTCGACAACGAGACGCCGAACATCGTGGCGAGCACCCTCTGGGTGTAGCGTCGTGCGGCCCAGAGACGCCGCATTCGACGCACCTGCGTCCATGTCAACTTGGCGGTACTGCTCTTATCCGCCTTGAAGGATGCGCGACGACCCTTACGAACCATGTCGTCGTGGTTGTCCTGGTGGTTTCCGGTGAACAGGTGATCGGGCCTGACGCATTTCCGGTTGTCGCACTTGTGAAGTACCAGCGCGCCCGCAGGAACCGGCCCGACAGTGATTTCATAGGAGTACCTGTGGGCCTTGACCCGCTTCTTTCGCGCGCCGTCCCAGAAACACCCGTAACCTTGCTTGAACAGGCACGCTCGCCACTCCCAGCAGCCTTCGGTTTTGTTAACCTTCGTCCAGAAATGCGCCGGGTAGTTGTGAATCTTGTTTCGCATTTGTGTAGTTCCTCCGTCCGCATTATACGCAGCCGCAGTAAGAACTACAACACCGCAGTGAGTCACGAATCGTGAACCCGAACACCCTCCGATACCGCGACTTCTGGGACATGGCTTCGCGGGCCGCGGGCGAGCCGCACGGCCACGGCCCGGCGCTCCTGGCCGACTGGATCGAGGACCACGAGTCCGACCCGGTCCGCGCCCACGTCCTGCGCCACGGGGTGCCCGAACACGTCCTGGGGCGTCACGGGCCCCAGTACACCCCGTTCGCCCCCGAACCCGGCGGGCTCCCGGGGGTGATCCTGCGCGACGAGGGGCGGCACGTGCGCCCGCTCGTGGGGCGCTGGAACCCGGCCACGATGGACAGCGCGGCCCCGCTCGCCGAGTGGAGCGCGGTCGCCCGCCACGGCACCGCGGCTCCCACCCCGGTCGCCTCGGGCCCCGAGCACATGGCCCTGTACCGGGCCGAGCCGACCGCGGGCGGGTCCGACCGGCTCGTGGTCCGGTACACCCTGCACCTGCCCGGGGGCCGGGCCCTGCGGCTCGTCGCCCCGGTCGGCCACGATCACGTGCGCCAGATCGCGGACTCGATGCGCGAGGACGACCCGCGCCGGGCCGCGTGGGAACTGTACACGTCGGGGCACGAGGACCGGGCGACCCCGCTGGCCCGGACGGTCGCGGGGGCCCCGGCCGGGGGCATGATCGTCAACAACCGGTACGCCCGGGGCGGGCAGTTCATGGAGAAGACCCGGGCCCGCATCCGCGACGTGGCGGCGAAGCTGACGCAGCTTGCCCGCGCGCCGGACCCGAGGGACGTGAGCGTACAGGGACTGTTCGGCCGGGGCGTACAGGGCGGGCCCCTCACCCTCGGCGAACTGAGGGCGGTCGAGGACGCGCACAAGCTGCCGAAGGACAAGCGGCTCTCACGGGTCGTGAAACAGTCGGACGGGGCCGCGGGCGACGAGCACCCGTTCAGCGCGAAGACCGAGCACGTGCAGGACTTCCTGAAGAACCTGTCGGCCCACGCGATCGGCAAGGGCGCGCTGAAGAAGGTGCTCGCCGACCCGAAGCCGTCCGACGGGGTCAAGCTGACCCACCTTGTCGCCCAACTGGAAGCCGACCACGCCACCGCCGACCACCCGCCCGAGGGCGAGTCGTGGTACGGCGGGCAGATCAGCCACCTTGACCGCGCGATCCACAGGGTCGCCGCGGGCGGGAAGCCGCACCCGCTGTGGGGCACGATGGGCCCGGACGGTCAGCTTCAGGGCAAGGAGAACCCGGCCGAGAACCACCCAGGGCTCGTCCTGCTCAAAGCGATCACCGCGGCGACGAGCGGGAACCAGAACCCGGTGGACAACTTGGCCTCGGCCCTGCGCGCGTGGTCCGCGGGTCGCCGCGCCGGGCACCCGATCCTGCACATGCCCGACTTCGACCACGAGGCCCTGTCCGCCTGGGTCGCGCGGGTGAAGGGGCTGCACAAGGACCACTCGCCCGAGGCCGACGCCGCGATCCGCAACCCGGGCACCGACCCGCACGCGAAGGCGGCGTGGTACGCCAAGTGGGTCCACCCGTTCCGCGACGAACTGAGCGGCAAGGGGATCGTCGGGTACGCCGCGCACTCGGCCCGGGTGAACCACAAGACGGGCAAGGCGGTGTGGGTCGAAATGCACAACAAGCGGGTCCCCGTGGACCCGACCGCCGACGGACCCGACGCGATCACGACGGGCCTGCCGTTCACGTACGACGGGGCGCTCCGTCCGAAGGGCTGGGGCATGTACGGCACGCAGGTGGCCGAGCGCCTCGCCCCGCTGAAGGCCCTGTTCCGCTACGAGCAGGAGCGCAACCCGAAGGGCACCGAGCAGGAGCACATGCGCGCCGTCGCCCGGTGGCTGATCGAGGAGCACGCCCCGGCCGACTTCGACCGGATGAGCAAGAACCTGTCCGCGTACACCCGCGACCTGCCGCACCTGAAGCCGCACCTGTTCACCGGCAAGGCCCTGTTCAACAAGGGGTGGACCGACGAGGCGGGCGACACCCTGCCCGGCATGTTCGTGCTCGGGCCCAAGTTCGGCTCGTTCGCGATGAACCTGCACAGCAACGACCCGGCGGTCAAGGCCCGGTGGCGGCGGTTCCTCACCGCGGACAAGTGGTGGACCCGGAACTTCATGCGCTACCTGGGGCAGATGGGCGAGAGCCCCACGGTGGGCGACCGGCGGCAGATGCTGAAGGCGGTCAAGCAGGTGTGCGCCAAGCTGGGCGTGACCCCGGCGGACCTGCAAGCCGACCTGTGGTATCACGAGAAGAACCTGTACGGGATGCTCGGCGCGGGCGAACAGTCGGCCGCGAACCTGTCGTACCAGGACGCCGCGGACCGCCTCCTGGCCCCCGGCGGGAAGCTGCACGGGAAGGTCAAGCTGGCGCGGGCTATCAGCATTGTCCGACCGGGCGAGACCGCGCACGAGGCGCTGACCCGGCTGCTCGGTGCGCGGGACTCGGTGCGCCACGGCCGAACGGCGACCGTGTACAAAATGGACGGCGGCGACGTGGGCCTGGACCTGCACGGTTCACGAATCGTGACCGCGCACCCGAACGGCCAAGTCACGCTCAACCACCACGGGTACATGACCCCGACGACCCGGCGGTTCATGGCCGGGTTCAGCGGGCACGACGTGTCGTTCGCGGGCGGCAAGATGCACGTGAACGGCCGGGAGCACGAGAACAACACCCCGTACCCGCCGACGCCCGGTCCCGCCGAGCCGACGTACACCACGATCCCGCACGACGACCCGGAACTGCGGAACTGGTGGGAGCAGGTGTACAACGGGGGCACGACGGACCACACCGCGGCGAAGGTGCTCGCGGACAGACTCGAAGAGCGCGGCGACTGGCGGCACACGATCCTGCGGCACACCACGGGCGGGATGAGCCACCGCGGCTCGCGGTTGATCGGACGCGTGGATCACGACAAGGTAGGGGACCACGTACCGGGCATGACGGGCGTGTGGGACCAAGCGCCCCAGTACAACGGCGGGGTCCGGCTCCTTACCGCGCTGCACCTGCCCGACGGTAGCCGCCGGTTCGTCGGCTCGCTCCACACGCCCGAGCAGTACGAGACCATCCGGCGCGCGGCGGCGTCCGCCGGGGTCCACTTTCCCGAGGCCAACAAGTGAACGAAGACACCGTAGCACGGCGCGCGCTCGAACGGGCGGCGGCGGGCAAGACCCTGCCGCTGGCCGCGATCTTCGGGGCGCTCACGAATCGTGAAAGCAAGCCCGTGAAGCTGGCCCGACCGGGCGATGCGCTCACCTGGGTCGGCGGGCCGCGCGTTCCCGGGGCCCAGCGCGCCCAGGGGTTCTGGTCCGACGGGGTCGAGGAGTCGAACGTCGTCCCCCTCCCCGCGGCGCAGGCGGACAAGCTGGCGGTCGCCCTCGCGCAGAGGAACCGTCAAAAATCGGCCCTGTGGTTCACGCCGGGTAACGGGCCGGACACGCTGCACGTGGTGTCCTTCGGGGGCGGCTACCCGCGTTCGCTCGCGCGCATCTTCCAGAAGCACGGCGTCACCGAATTCACGGTCACGCAGAACCCTGTTGCCGTGCATGTGGTGGACCAGGGCGGCAGGAACGCGGGCGCGGTCAAGGCGGCAGCGGCCGAGGCGGGCGGGGCGTACGAGGCCCGCCCGGGGACCGCGGGGTTCCGGGCGCAACTGGCGCGCAAGAGGGACACGGACCCACGGGCCCGGGCGCAGGAACTGAAGGCGTTCCTCAACGCGATCCACTACGGGCGATACGATCAGACGGACCGCGGGGCGTTCGCCGACTGGCTGCGCGAAGTCACGGGCAACCCGGACGACCCGCGGGCCCACGTGGCCCAGCACCACATGCGCAGCACCCTGATGACGCCGTCCCCTCAGTTTCTCCAGTCCTCGCCGCACGCTTTCCGCCGGAAGACATCGGCCCCGTACGTCTACCGCACGCCCCGGTATGCGCGCGACACGGGACTCACGTTCTTCCCCGTGGGGCCCCGGGTCGAGTACGACAAACTGAACGAGTGGAAGCCGACGCACGCCGTGGTGACGTGGAGCGTGCCGATCCCGGGTGCGCAAAACCCGGGCAGCGACCGGTGGTTCAGCACGCGCATGGAGCCGAACGAACTGCACGACTTCATCGACAAGCTGCCGAAGGAGCACCAGCAGGCGTGGCGCGATCACGCGGTCGCCCACGGGCTGCACGACACGCGCGGAAAAGTGTAATAAGTCGCGGGGCCCGCATCCGATCACTTCGGTGTACACGTCAGCCAATCCGCCGGTCACAAATCGTGAACACGATTTCCGACACCCTGGACCCGAACGATTACGTCGTCTCCCCTCACGTCGCCATTCTGGACGAATTCAGGATGACCGGGGGCGACGGGGCCTTCGTCGCGGACATTACGCCGGGGTTCATCGACAAGCTGATCGCGCACATGAACGAGCGCGAGGCCCAGACCGGCGACCTGTGCCCGCTCGTGATCGGACACACGCAGGACGGGTTGCCCGAGACGGACCAGCCCCCGCTCGTCGGCTACGCCCGCAACTGGCACAAGGGCGTCCTCGGGACCACCGGTCGGCAGTGCGCGTTTTTCGACGCCTGGGTCCTGAAAACCCAGGTCGATCTGGCCCGCAAGTTCCCCCGGCGCTCGGCCGAAGTGTGGGCCTCGCGCTACGAAATCGACCCCATCAGCCTCCTCGGTGCGACGACCCCGGCCCGGGACCTGGGCCTGCTGAAGCTGTCGCGCGAAGGCTCATTCACCTACACAGCCCCTGGAGACATGGTCATGCCGGACGACAAGAAGCCCGAAGACAAGAAGCCCGAGCCGAAGGCCGACCCGAAGGAGTCCGGGGCCGCGAAGGGGCTCGAAGGCAAGCTGGACTCGCTGCTCCAGATGATGGGTCAGGTCCTCGAAGCGATGGGCGGGGCCGGTCAAGCCGGTGCTGCCCCGGCCCCCGGCGCGACCCCGGGCGGCGACGCCCAGATGGGCGACGAGGAGTACGAGAAGCTGCTCCAAGAACTGATGGCCGGTGGGGGCGAACCGGGTGCTGGTGCGCCGGGCGCGCCGGAACCGAAGGACTCGCGCGCCGGGGAGAAGCCGGTCCAGAACATGGGCGGGTACGACGACGGCGCGAAGGCCAAGCTGTCCCGCACCGAGCAGGAACTGGCGGACGTGAAGGCCGAAGTCGCCCGCATGAAGGTCAAGGACACGCTGGTCAAGCTGTCCCGCGAGGGGCGCGCGGTGGACCCGGACGACACGGCCCTGATCGAGGACCTTGTCGCGATGGAGCCGACCATGCGCCAGCGCCAGCTTGACCGCATCGCGAAGACCCCCGCGGCCCCGGGGAGCAACCCGGTCCAACTGTCGCGCGTGCTCGACGGGGCGCTCGCCAACGGCACCCAGGGCAAGCGGATGGACGGGCCGACGATGCAGCGCCTGAGCCGCAAGGCGGTCGAGAGCAAGAAGACGTTTGAACAGGTTGCCGCGGACGAAGGCTTCGACCTGAACTAACCACACACAGCCGAGGGTTCACGAATCATGTCCACGTTTTTCACCCAGCCCAACCTGACCGCGAACGGCAACATCCGGGGCAACCGGTTCTTGACCGGCGTGTCGGGTAACGGCAACTTCCGCCTCGCGGTCGAGGCCACCGCGTCCACGCAACTGCTCCTCGGCGTGTCGGAGTCGGGCGAGCGCGGCCCCGCCATGTTTTCCGACGGCGGGACCTATCTGGCGATCGCGGGGGACTCGATCCCGTACCGCGGGCCGCTCCAGTTCGCCGCGCTGAAGCTGGGCGGCACCGTCAGCAACGCCCACGTCCCGCTCACCAGCGACGCCTCGGGCCGCGGGATCGCGCAGGCCCCGTCGAACGGCACCACCACCTACTACGGCGCGATCGCGCTCGAAGCGGGGGTCGAGGACGACGTGATCGAAGTGTACGTCCTCCCGTCGATGGCTACGGTCTAATACCCACACAACAAAAGGAACCCTCACGTGGCAATCGTCTACCCCCACCAGAATGCGGCCGTGATCCCGCTGCTCGAACTGAGCGGCTCGCTGAAGGTCGGTTACGGGCGCAACCTGGAGCGCACGGTCAACCGGTACAGTAAGGTGACCCCGGTTAAGGGCCGCGTCGGTACGTACCTGCGGTTCAACCCGAAGGACGCGCCGCGGCTGACGACCCGGACCCAGAAGTCGAACTGGCCGCTCGGCACGCCGCGCCCGATCAACAGCACCAACGGCGTCGGGTTCGAGACCCTGCCGTTCCGCACGAATCGTGACACCGAGACGGTGCCGCTGGACAAGACCGTGATCGACACGGCCAGCTTCCCGATCATGAAGACCCACAGCGCGGCCCTGGCGCAGAAGATTCACACCCGGCTCGCGTACAACGTCTGCGCCGAACTGACCAACACGGCGAACTTCGACGCGACCCACGTGGCGACGGCGACCGCGCTGGCCGGTGGCGTCCTCTCCGGGGGCACCACGGCCGACCCGCGGATCAAGAACGCGTTCGACGCGGCGGCACGGGTTATCCAGAAGGACACCTTCGGCGCGGTGAACTGGACCAACCTGTCGGTCCTGATGAACCCGACCACGGCGCAGAAGCTGTCGAGCACCCGCGAAATCCGCGAGTACGTGATGCAGCAGGCGTCGAGCGCCGACTACATCAACATGAAGTCGGGCGAGGCGCGCGGCGTGTTCGGCCTGCCGTCCGTGCTGTACGGCTACAAGGTCGTGGTCGAGGACGTGTGGTACAACGGGGCCAACCGCGGCAGCGCGTCGGAAGAGGCGAGCCCGGTGTTCCCGGACAACACCATCGTGGTGTTCCTCAACGAGGGCGACCTGGAAGTCCCCGAGGGCGCGACCAGCTTCGCGACGTGCCACCGGTTCGTGTACGAAGAGTACACGATGGAGAGCAAGACGGACGACTGGGACCGCATGGTCCTGATGGCCTGCACGATGGACTACGACGTGCAGATCGTCGCCCCGCCGACCGGGTTTATTATCACCAACGTGTTCAGCTAAGACCGGCTGTTCACGAATCGTGAACCTGCGCGCCCGGCCGGGCCAGTTCCGGGCCGGGCGCTTCGTTTAAGGAACCACACATGCCCGCGTCCGCAAGCTACCTGAACCCCGACGAACTGGTCAAGTACTACGACGCCCGGCGCGTCCTCCAGCTTGCGTCGGACACCGGCACCCCGGCGACCCTGTCCGACCTGTCGAACAGCGCCAGCGCGGGGTACGGCCTCGTCAACAGCGCGATCCGCACCGCGGCGTCCGACCTGGACTCCCACTGTCAGATGGGCAAGCGGTACACCCGCGCGAGCCTGGAAGAAATCATCGGCGCCGCGTTCGCCGCCCCGACCAACGAGGCCCTCAACAAGCGCGCGGGCATGATCCGCCAGCTTGTCGCGGACTTGGCGTTCGGGGTCCTCGCGAGCCGCCGCGGGTATCACGGCGAGCAGCTAAAGGCCCTGGCCCCGCGGTACGACATGGCCCTGCTCACCCTGGAGCGCCTCAGCCAGGGGTTCCAGGTGTTCGACCTGGACGCCAACATCGAGGCCGGGGTCCCCAAGTCGGTGCGGATCGGCCTGCGCCAGTACCGGCCGGGCCTGTACAACCGAATGTTCGGGGTGTTCGAGGACACGCCCCGCTCCGGGTTCCTCAACCCGTTCTGGGGGTCGTGGTAGGACGGGCGCTCGACAGGTCAACGAGGCCCCAACCCATAGACCGGTCTTTCGAGAACGGTGTGTCGAAACCGTATCGGGCGCATTCGGTCATCGTGTCCCACGAGCACAGGTGTACCGTTCCGTGGTACGCGGTCCCGTCCGGTGCGATCCCGTTCACGAACCGTGCCTTGTACGCGCCCCACCGGGCACCGTCGAACCCGCCTATGCGGTAATACCCTTCTTGGGTCCACAGGTCGTACGGGCTACAGACGATCCCGCAGGCGAGCAGCCGCGCCGCTACACGTTCGCGAACACGACCGGGGTGTTTACCCTGTTTCATAGGAGTCTCCGAAAATGGCAACCGCTTCTTTCCCTTCGGTCCACGTCACGGGTCCGGTGCATCACTACATTCAGACGAATGTGGGTGACGGGCCCTACTTCCTCGGCAACGCCGAAGTCACCCCGCAGATGCAGGTCCGCCGGTACACGTCCAAGACGATGAACGACCGCGCGGGCCGGACCCTGCCGTTCCAGAAGCACTGGGACGGCGAGGCCGCTACGGTCAGCGTGCTACTCACGTACTTTAGCAAGTTCGCCGAGGAGCAGCTTCAGCGGTCGGGCGTGACCGCGGGCATCCAGGTCGCCGCGGGCAAGGAGTCCCGCTGGGCGCGCGGGTCCGCGGTGTACGGCAAGGCGACGTTCAAGCTGTGGCAGGTGTACGACAACTACTTCAACCCGAACGGCTCGTCCGACGGGCTCGAAATCGGGTGGTACTGGCCGCAGGTGGAACTGATCCAGCGCGACTCCGTCAAGGTCGGCGCGCAGGGCGAGGGCCTGCTGCTCGTGTTCGACTGCACCCCGTACCTGATCCCGCAGGCGTCGGCGAACGCGGTGAACAGCAACGCCAACGAGCGCGGCTGGTTCTTGTACAGCCAGTCCGACAACACGACGGACTTCCCCGAGTCGGTGCGCGTGCCGCAGTAATCACACCGTTAGTACCCCAGTTCATAGGCCAGCTTTCGCTCGGTGAACATTGCGCGCAGGCACTTGATGACGAGCGGGAGCCGGTTGGGGTGCGGACACAGTTCGGGGCGCTCTTCGAGAAAGTCGGCGAGTACCCCGGCCCGGTCGAAGTTTTCTTCCGCCGCCTTGCCGTCCCTCTTGTACTCCCGCATCGCTACCGCGGCCTCGCCGACGAACGTGATCTTCTTGCTGACGCGGTAGTCAGACTTTCCGTAGTACGGAAACCCGGCCCGGTACTTTGCCGGCAGCTTGTCCCTGCGCTTACCCAGAAGCCACAGCGTGATGGTGTCCATGTTCACTCCAGAAGAACGACAGGTTTATCGGTGCCCGTACACGAACCGTGCGTACGACCCGCTCGCCGTGAAGACCGCCCTCGGCGCGGCCACCGGCGGGCGGTTCTCCGCGCTGTGCGGCGAGAAGACCGATGCCGCCCGGTCCGCCCTGGTCGCCGCGACCCGCAAGGCGATGGCCCTTCCGCCGATCGACCCCGAGAGCGGCAAGGGGGTACTCGACGCGGTCGTGTGGCAGGCGCTGTGCGCGTTCACGGCGTACCTGCGGGGAAAAGGGCCGAGGGCGAAGCAGACGCCGCAAGCGTCGCCCTGTACGGGTTCCCGCGGCACTGCACCTACGACACCTGGGTCGCCCTGACCCTAGCCCGCTCGACGGCAGTTGCCGCCCTCGCCCGCGTCGCCGTCACCGCCGACAAGATCGCGTCCGGCGGGCTGGGGCCGCGGGAGTACTACCCGACCGAGGAAGCCTACCTGGAAGCGTTGCTCCGATCGCGCCTCTCTTCGCGCAGGTAGGGCTTCAGGAGCGCCCAGCCGACTGCGTCGAGTACGCAGTCGGTTACGTCCAGGTGGACCGTGCCGTCGGGGTGAATCTTGAACACTCGGAACGGCCGTTGGGCTTGCGCCCGCTCGAACGCGGCGGCGCGAATAATGTCCGCACGGCCGTACGCTTGCTGGCGTCCGTTTTCGTCGTTCAGGACGTACGTAGTCACGATTCGTTACTCCGCGTTGTTGGGCGACTCTGAGTAAGTATACACCCGGTGTCCCGTGAGTCAAACACGAAACCCCGATTTCTCCGACGACGTTTTCGCCCAGGAGCCCGAGCCCC